TTAGGCGTAAAGATGCTATTAATGATGTAGCAACTTGTGTAACTTGTGGAAAGAAAGATAATTGGCAAAAATTACAATGCGGTCACTTTATGAGCAGAAGTAATTACTCAACCAGATGGGACGAAAATAATGTTGGTGTACAATGTTATGGTTGTAATATTGCTAGAAGCGGTGAACAATATAAATTTAGTCAATATCTTGGCAAAAAATTATCTGAAGAAATGTATTTAAAATCAAAAAAAAGTGTTAAATTTGCTGATGTAGATTTGATTGAGTTAATAAACTACTATACCGATAAGGTATCCTATATATAAATCTGTTTCTTTGGGGGTTAAATATTTCTAATTGTTTGTTTCTAGAAAGAGCTACTGTAAAAGGTAGCTTTTTTTATCTGTTAAAGTTTTGTTAAAATCTACATTTTTAGTTTTTTATATAAAATACAATTATATATTTGCTCAAGAAATAACAAACAAATAGAAATTATGACACTTTCAAACATCACAAAACAAATTGAAAAATTAGAAGTTAAAGTTACTGAATTAGGAAAAAAACTTCACAAAACACAATCTACACAAGTTGAGTTAGAATTATACAAAACAAAAGAAATTTTATTTCACTTTGAAAAAATACAATCTTTATTAAACAATTAAAAACAAACATTATGAAAGAATACACATTTGAAACAGAAAAGGGGTTTTTTGAATACTACGATATTCGTAAGGCAAAAAAGAAAGCCCTTGAAATTGCCAAAGAGATTAATGACGAAGTGTTGGTTACTTGTATGCACAAACCAAGCTACAAGCAGGACTGGTTTACAGCATTACCAGATGGTAGATTTTTAACTGACCGTAAAGGTTTTAAAGCAGATAATTAATATAAACTATAAAAACTAAAAACAATTAAAACAAACAAATGAAAACATTAAAAAACTTTGGATTAGCATTTATTTTATGGGCAGCATTTTTAGCTGGAGTATTAACATTAACAACTTTATAGAATGAAAACAGCAGTACAAGAACTATTTTCAAAACTAGAAACAGAACACCCTAGCTTATTTAATACTCATTCGGTAGATGGTAGAAACTTTATAAATAACTATTATCAATTTTTAGAACTAGAAAAGCAACAAATTATAGATGCGTTTGATGTAGCTTGTGAAGATGAAAATAGAATAGGAAAAGAATATTATTTAGAAACATTTAAAACAAATTAAAATGCAAGATTTATTAGATTACAACAGATTTAGAATAGAAACTTTACAAAGTAGAGTTTGCGAATTAGAAACATTAGTAAATTTATTACAGGTTTACTGTTTTGAACTAGCAGATGATGAATGTACATTAGAATACAAAAACTTAGTAAAATCAGAAATTTACAGATTAATAACAAAATAGTTTACAAATTAAAAAAACAATAAGATGAAAGAATTAAACCTTAATCAGAAACTGTCTTTAATTCAAAAAGAATTTAAAGCAAACAAATCAAAATTTAATAGTTTTGGTAAATACAATTTCCGTAGTGCAGAGGACATATTGGAAGCATTAAAACCATTTAACGAAAAGTATCAAGTTAGTTTTATTATTACTGAAGAATTGATTAGTTTTGAAAACCCAGTTCTATTATCAAAAGCAACTATCTTAGATAACAATGGTGTAAATGAAATTTCAGCAACTGCAATAGTAGGAGTAGATTTACAACAAAAAGGAATGCAAGTGCCACAGCAATTTGGTTCAGCATCTAGTTATGGTAAAAAGTATGCATTAGGTAACTTATTGTTAATTGATGACACACAAGACCCTGATGCAACAAATAAGCACGATAAAACACAACCAGTTGATGACTTAAAATGGTTAAATAAAAACACACCTGAATTTAATAAAGCGATTGAGTATTTAAAAAATGGTGGTAATATTGCAACTATTGAAAATAAATACAAAATGACTAAAGTAGTAAAAGACGAATTATTAAAAGTTAAGTAAAACTGAATAGCCGACAACAGAAAAAAAAGGTAGGCAATAAATAAATATATTATGAGTGCATTAATTAATTTTAGTTTAAGAGTAGACAAATTACCTAAAGAAAAATTTGTAGCTGGTAAAGATGGAGCACATTACTACAATGGCACAATCTCAATTAACGATGAAACAAATGAATGGGGACAAAATGTTTCTATTATTGACAGTCAAACAAAAGAAGAACGTGATGCTAAAAAGCCAAAAACTTATTTAGGAAACGGTAAAGTAGTTTGGAATAATGGAACTATTGCAAACGCTACAAAGCAAGATAATGTTGAAGTTGGGGCTTCAGCAAATACTGCTACAGTTGAAGTTGATTTACCATTCTAAATTTAATTGGGTGGTGTAAAAGCCACCCTTTTTAAAACAAAAAAATGAAAACAGTAAATAGTATTTCGGGCGGTCAAACATCAGCTTATATAGCTGCAAACTATCCAGCAGATTATAACATATTTGCATTGGTAACAACTGATGATATAAAATGTCAATATCCAGATGTAAAAGTTAGACAAATGGTGTCTGATAAAATAGGTAAAGAATTTATAGGTACTTTAGAAGATGATTTAATTATAAATACAATTTTAGATTTAGAACAATTTATTGGAACAAAAATAGATTGGTGTGCTGGTAAATCTTTTGATAAAGTAATTGAGAGAGGTAAACGAGAAAATGGAGATACTGCCGTTTATTTACCAAATCCAACTATGAGATTTTGCACAACTGAAATGAAATTAAAACCAATTTTTGAGTGGTGGAAAGATACGATTAATGAACCTGCTGAATTTAGAATAGGATTTAGAGCAAATGAACAAAGTAGAGCAAAAAATATGATTGAAAAATTAAATAAAAATGGTTTTAGTGAATTTAAAACTATTGTTGGTCAATCAGCAAACGGAAGAAATAAATGGAAAAATGTTGAATGGCAAAAGCCACATTTTCCTTTAATAAAAGATTCAATTTTTAAAGATAATGTTGTAGAATTTTGGAGAAATAAAGCAGTACGTTTTGCAGTTCATAATAACTGTATTGGTTGTTTTCATAGAGAAATACATTTTTTAAAGTATATGTCTGATAAACATCCAAACAAATTCCAATGGTTTATTGATAAAGAAATAGAATCAAGAAAAACCTATAATGATAGAAGTTGGAATTTAAAAGTTAGTTATGAAAAAATAAAATCTTATAATTTTCAATTTGATATGTTTGATGACGATTTTAATGAATGTGATTCAGGATATTGTGGATTATGAAAGATTGGAAAGATTTATTATGGGAAAAAATTAAAGATTTACCTTATCCTGAATGGATAGAAAAACAAACAAATGAAAACAGACAAAGACGAACAAAGATTAATAATGCAGGTTTTAATTGAAGAAGCAATTATTAACCCATTAGAAAAAATAGAATACCCTACACCAGCTATTTCATTTGGTACAAAGCAATACGAAACAAAAGATGGAATTATTGAATATCCTGTTCCAGTTGGAACTTATGGAAATTTTAGTTTTGTTCAAGCACCACCTAAAAGCAAAAAAACGTTTTTTATTAGTTTACTTTCAGCGGTATATTTAAACGGTCAATTAAACGGTATTACAGGCAATTTAAAAGGCAATAGAGAAAATAAACACTTAGTTCACTTTGACACTGAACAAGGCAATTTTCACGCTCAAATGGTTTTTAAAAGACCTATTGAAATGACAGGTACAGTTACTGATAAATACCATACACTAGCATTAAGACAGTATAGCTTTAATACACGCATTGAGGTTATAGAATTTTACCTTTACGATACATTAGACGGTAAAGATATTGGATTGGTTATTATAGACGGTATAGCTGATTTATGTAGCGATGTAAACAACATAGAAGAAAGTAACGCTGTAGTGCAAAAGTTAATGAAATGGACTAAAGAATTAAATTGTCACATAGTAACGGTAATTCATTCTAATTTTGGAACTGATAAACCAACTGGGCATTTAGGTTCATTCTTAGAAAAGAAAGCAGAAACACAAATACAATTAGAGTTAAACACAGTAAATAAAGAATTAGTAACGGTTAGTTGTAAAAGAAGTAGAAATGCAAGTTTTGACACATTTAGCTTTAAAGTAAACAAATATGGTTTACCACAAGTTGAAGGTGATTTTTACGACCCATTAAAAGATATATTTTAAGATGATAGCAATAAAAAACCACATAGAACAGTTACAAACATCAGCAACAAGAATGTTAGTTTTAAATTCAGACAATGCTATGTTAATAAGTTATTTTAAAGACTTAAACGAAAAGTTAATATATTTATCCGAATTAGTTAATATGGAATCTAAATACAACTGGCAAGAATTAGAAAATAATATTGAAAGTTTAAAAAGTCAAGACGAAAATTTAACTCATATAGCAATTTATTTAAAAATTAGAGATTTAGAAAAACAATATACTGGTTTAATAAAATTTGAATTATGATTTTTATATCTTTTATACTTGTAACTATTTACTTTTTACTGCAACTAACAGCTAAATACAATGGTGATGTAATTATAGCACCAATTAAAGGTTTAATGTTAGGCGCATTATACAATGACGATATTGATAACGAAGAAACAGAGCATACTATACAAATAGTAATTTTCGTAATATCAATAACCTATATATGGACGACAACAAATGGCTCGAAAAAGTAGCACAACATCATTCTGAATGGGTACAAATTATTCACAAGTTTGGTGAATATGATTATGCTGAAGACATAGTGCAGGAAACTTATATAGCTTTATACAAGTATGCAAATGCAGAAAAGATAATTGATGTACACGGTAACGTACGTAAAGGTTACGTATTTTTTACTTTAAAATCTTTGTTCTTTCAGTTCTATAATAAAAAAATGAAAGTTACAAAAGTTCCTATCGATGGATGCTGGGACTTATTTGACGATTCAAATGTAGAAGAACATAAAGCATATAATGACATTTGTTTACTTATTGATGCTGAAATAAAGAACTGGAACGATTACGATATGCTGCTGTTTAAACTTTATAGAGATAAAGATTTATCTATGCGAGAAATTGCAAAAGGAACTAATATTAGTTTGATTTCTATTTTTAACAGTTTAAAAAATCACAAAGCAATACTAAAAGAAAAGTTTCAAAAACAATACGAGGACTATATTAATAACGATTATAACCAAATATATTAATTATGGGAAGAAGAAAAAAAGGTTTAGGCGATACTATAGAAGCTATCACAGAAGCAACAGGAATTAAAAAAGTAGTTGAAGTAATTAGCGAAGTAACTGGTGTAGATTGCGGATGCGATGCAAGAAAAGAAAAGTTAAATAAATTATTTCCTTACAGAAAAATTGAATGTTTAACAGATACTGATTACAATGCACTAGGTGTTATTTTACAGAAAAACGAATTAACACCAGCAGACCAATTAATAGTTTCAGATATTTATTTTAATGTATTTAACCACCGTTTACAATTAAGCGATTGCAGTAGCTGCTGGAGAGGTAAAATACAAGAACTTAAAAGAGTTTATGACGAACACGATGTAAATGCATAACTGGACAGAAATTGATTTGTTTGTTTGGCTAAAAGAAAATGTATATCCTGATTTAGTAAAGTCAAGAAATCAAATGTCTAGGTGGGATTGTTATAGCCCATTAACTGGACATAGACTTGAATTAAAGTGTAGAAAAACACACTACAATACTTTACTACTTGAAAAGAAGAAATACGATGCTATGAAGCAAGAATGCGAAAAGCATTTAGATACACCAATGTATTTTAACTCAACACCAAAAGGAATTTATAGTTTTAACTTGAATTTAATTATACCTGAATGGGAAACAAACAATAAGAATCCAGCAACAACACAATTTTACAATACAAACAGAATAGAAAAAGAAGTAGCATATTTAGAAATTTCAAAAGCAAAACAATGGAAAACAATATAATTCAACAAGAGTATTTAAAATCAGTAATATTAAGTCAGTTATTACTAGAAGCAAATGAAAGTTTATTTTTTACAACGCAATACAAGCAGCAGGTAAAAAACAAAATAAATAGTTTAAACAAAGACTTGGAAAATATTGTAAGAAACGAATATAAAGTTATCTACAATACAGACCCTGAAACAACAACAAACATTTTAAATAGTATAGAAACTATCGTAAATAAATTACAAACAAGTTCACTAGATGAATTAGTTTTTATGAATGCAGTTATAGACAAGTACAAAGAAAACAAAGAATGGTTTAAAGAGTACGGTGAAACAGAATTTTTAAGATTACAGTAATGAAAATAACATATACTTCTTACGGAAAAACATCAACAATAGAAACAGAAAATGATGAAATTGATATTGATGAATTAGGTGAAATATTATATAATATTTGTTTAAGTCAAGGTTGGTTACCAACTTTATTAAAATCAGTATTTAAAAAAAATGTTACAAGTGGCTAAAAAACAAATACAAAAATACAACCCTACAGATGAAGAAACAAAAGCTATGTATAAATGTGTGAGTAATGATTTAGCTTATGTTATACAACCAACACAAAACGCAAATAAATATCACGTATTGAAATTTAAAATATCAAATAGATTGGAATTATTTACTTACAAAGAAAATGATATTGAAATAGAATTTACTGAATATGATGCACTAAAAAAAACAATGGAACTTTATAAACTACACTCAAAAAGATTTACAAAATGATAGAAAAATTTACAGATTTTATAACTTGGTTAAGAATGAAAGATTATGTTAGATTAAATGTTCAAGAATTTAATCAAATGGAAGGACAATTAATAGATAAATATAAACTTTTATTTGAAGACTGGAAAAAAGAAACTACAAAAGATACAATAGTAGAAGCAGTAATTAAACAATTTAAAGAACGTTCTAGCGTAGGAATTAATAAATATGGTGTAACACTAGACAGAACAGATTTAACTCGTTTAGAATGGCTTAATCACGCCCAGCAGGAAGCTATGGATATGATTTTATATTTAGAAAAATTAAAGACTTATGAAAAATAAACAAAGTTGTTTACAACGAATAAATAGAGTTATGAAATTTAACTACCTTAGAGGGTTAAATTCAGAAAGGGTTAATACAGTATATCGAAAGATAATTAAACTAAAATTTGAGGGTAGCAATTAGCTATCCTTTTTTTTTGTTAAAGTTTTGTTAAAATTGTAGAATGTTTTTTTTATGTAAATAAGTTGTTTATATTTGTACTCAGATAACAAACAAAAACAAATATTATGACAACTATTCAAAAAGACACCGTATTAAAAGCTACTTCAATTTGTGATTCAAACTGCGTATGGTTTGCAAAAGTAATTGAGCGCAAAGGAAACTTTGTTATTGCTGTAGTTAATAATGAAATTGTACGTAAAAAAGTAAACGTATGGAATGGCGAAGAATATGTTTATTTATTAGGAAAATATTCAATGGCTCCAATATTTAAAATTCAAAATTAAAATGGCATATTCTAAAAACCCGTTACCAAAAAGATTAACTATCTTTGAAGAACAAAAAAACAACAGACAAAAAGCAATAGAAATTTTAACACAATTAAAACAAAAACAAAATGACAAAGCAAGAAATAATTGAAACGCTAGAGATTTGTATTTCATTATCAGAATCAACTGGTAATACTTTTGTAACTAAACACCTTACTAAAGTAGCAGAAGCATTAACAGATAAATTTAATAGAGATGAATATTATGTAGAACAAATTAAGCAAGTTCTAAACTACGATGAAACTATGGAAAATTTGAATAACATTAAACTATGAATGAAGACGCATTAATTAAGATACAAAGTATTGTAATAGGTTTAGATAGGGAACTACATAAATACGTTACATACTTAATAAATGGGCAAAGTGATTTAACTGACGAGCATTTAACAATTACAATTAATAGCACAGAAAAGGAATTAAACATTTATAACTATATTTTAAAATTAATAATAAACGATGGAAACAAAAATTAAAACATTTGACGGTAAAATTTGGGACAAACAAGAACTATTAGATAATATGTATGACGATAGTTTTTACTATGGTTATTTAGGACAAAATGCATTAAGTAGTTCAAGTTTAAAAATGCTGATACAATCACCAAAAACTTATAAGTACGTTACTAAATATGGTTCAGGTGAATCACAAGCGTTAAGAGATGGAAAACTATTTCATACAATGGTTTTAGAGCCACACAAAATAGATGAATTAGTAATTGTAGACGTAGCTACAAAAGCAGGAAAAGCATACAAAGAAGCAAAAGAACAAGGTTTAGACGTTTACACTAGCAAAGAAGTAAAAGATGCAGAACGTTTAGCTGATGCATTACTTAAAAATGATGAAGCAGTAAGTTATATGAGTAAATCACAATTTGAAATACCAGCTATTTCTATGATTGATGAAATACCATTTAGAGCAAAAGCAGACATACTAAAAGATAATATGATAGTAGATTTAAAAACTACTACAGGATTGAATGACTTTAGATATAGTGCATCTAAATATAGTTATGATTTACAAGCGTATTTATATCGTGAAATGTTTGGTGTAGAAAATTTTGTATTTGTAGCAATAGACAAAGGTAGTTTAGACATTGGAATATTTGAATGTAGTGATGAATTTTACGAAAGTGGTAAACGTAAACTAGAACAGGGAATAGCAAACTATAAATACTTTTTTGGAAGTGAAGAAATAGATTTGAATCAATATGTATTAAGAGGAATTTTATAATTATGAAAATTAATTTAACACACAAAATAAACAACGATAAATATACTGATTATATTTATGAAGCATTTGACATTCAAAACAAAGAAGAATCTAATGTAATTGTTGAAGCAAATTTAGAGCATTTACCAAAAGACTGGAACATTGGTGTTGTTTATGGTGGCTCTGGAACAGGCAAGACTACGATTTTAAAAAACTACTTTAAAAAAGAAATGGACAAATCATATTTTGATAATTCAAAATCTTTAATAAGTAACTTTGATTGGTTAGAACCTAAAGATGCTACATTTTTATTGTCTGCTATGGGTTTAAGTTCTGTCCCTACTTGGTTAAGACCATTCAACACTTTATCAAATGGTGAACAATATAGAGCAAATCTTGCTTACATCGTGGGAAGTGCTAAAAACGATGAAGTTATATTGATTGATGAATATACATCAGTAGTAGATAGAGATGTCGCTAAAGCTATGTCTAATGCGTTACAAAAGTATATTAGAAGAACTAATAAAAAAATTGTTCTTGCATCTTGTCACTTTGATATAATGGAATGGTTACAACCTGATTGGATTTATTCACCATCAAAAGGGCGTCTTGAAATAGCGTCATCACTTCGGCAACCAAAAATTGAACTTCAGATTGTTCGATGTAGATATGAAACTTGGAACTTATTCAAACAACATCATTATTTAACTGAAGATTTAAATAAAGCTGCTAATAATTATTTAGTTTTATGGAATGAACAACCAATTTGTTTTATAGGTGTATTACCTTTCCCTGGTGTAGGTGATGAAAAAACAAGAAGAATTAGTAGAATAGTAGTTTTACCAGACTTTCAAGGTTTAGGATTAGGTAAAAGCATCTTAAATTATATATCATCATTATATGCTAAAGAAGAAAGTACAATGTATATTAGAACAATGTCACCAGCTTTAGGATTAGCTTTAGCAAAAGATAAAAATTGGATTGCAACTTCTTCAAATTTAAAAATACCAGGACAGGATTCAAGTGGAAGAAAAATGATTGAAAGACCAAGTTACAGTTATAAATATATTGGAGAAAAATCAAATGATGACACTTCAATAATAAAGTTTAAAAGTGAAGTTTACAAAGATGTAGCACAAAATCAAATATCAATGTTTTAAAACAAATTAAAAATGCAAACAAGACAAAAATTTAATCCAAATTATCATAATAATGAATTTAATTATCTTATAAGTGAATTAACAGACATTAAACGTTCTATTATGGATGTAGATTGTATGATTACAAAATATAAACATAATACATTTATGATTGACCATAAAAAGAATGAAGACACTACTTCTTTAAATACTCTTATGCAATTAGCAAATTATTCTGGAGTAACATTAAATGATTTAACAAAAGTACAATGCTTTGTAATACGTTCAAATGTAAATACAGAAACTTGTGAAACAGTAAACGGAATAACTATGATTTATGAAATAAAAAACATTAATGATGTAGTAGATAAAAAAAATAAAACAGACTTTATTAAAGGTATATTTAAAACTACTAATGATAATGAATTAAAATTATTCTTTCAGCAAGAAACACATAACGAAGTAAAAGAAAAACTAAGATTTGAATTTTAAAAATAAATAAAATGGAAATAACAGAAAGATTAAAAGAAGTAATAAAAGCAGAAACAAATATAGATGTAAATCAAAATTGTAGACTACGAGAAGTAGTAGAAGCAAGGGCTATGTATTGTTATGTACTAAAGTATTTACAACCCAGTTCAACACTACAATTTATAGGCAATACAGTAAATAGGAATCACGCTAGTATTATACATTCTTTAAAAACGTACCCTATTATTGAGCAGCAAAATAAAGAACTAAAAAACATTAGGTTAAAAGTACTATCATATTTTGAAAGTGATGAAGTAGTAACTGAAGCAGATGCTTTACGTAAACAAATAAATGATTTACATTCTAAAATAGTATCTTTAAAAGAAGAATTAAACAAGCCACAATATAGCAACACAACAATAAACAAACTAAATGAACTAATGAATAAATATGATGGAACAGAAAACAAAGAAATAATAACAGAAAAGCTAGAAGCATTTTATAAAATGAATAATAACCTAACTAGATTTATATGATACAATCACTAATAGCATTTGCAGTAATTACAGTTGTACTTTTATTTATTACATTTGTTAAAGTATGCAATAGAGTAATACACGAATTAGAAGAAAAAGAAAAAACAAGTTATACCTCAAATGAATTATGACACCAAGAGAAAAAGCGATTGAATTAATAGATAGTTTTGAAGATGACTTAATGGAATGCGATACTTATTTTTTAGACGCTGCTAAGCAAAGATGTGCATTAATAGCAGTTGATGAGATTTTACAATTATGTTGGAATGGTAATTTAAAAGCACAACAATATTGGATGGAAGTTAAACAAGAAATAGAAAAACTATGACACCAAAAGAAAGAGCAGCAAATTATATGAAATTAAAAGAAGGATATATGACACCTAAAGAACGTGCTGAATTACTATGGAATAAATACAGTAAAGATTATTTAATATCTGTAGTAAAAAGTTATAAGACAAGAGAAGAAAAAGAACACTGGATAGAAGTAGCAAACGAATTAAACAAACTTTACAAGAATGAAAAAATATAAAGTAATAGAATTAATGACTTTAGCATTTGAAGCAGGATACAAACAAGCAGAAATTGTTGAAGCAGGATTAGAATCAAAAGAAACAGAATTATTTGTAAATTGGATTTATACTAAACACGTAAACAATGGCTGATATATCAAAATGTAATGATTCACTTTGCCCTTCAAAATTAATTTGTTATAGATACACCGCAATAAGTAGTGAATTTAGACAAAGTTGGGTAAATACAAATAGAGATAGTGACGCTTATAACTGTGAGTTATTTTGGCATAATGGTACTTGTAAATATTGCGGTCAAGAAAATGGTGTACATAAAATGGGTTGTGAAACTAGAAAAATACAGATTAACCTTTAATAGCAAGATAAACCCTAAAAAATGGGGTTTATTTAACAACAAAAAGTAAGATGACACTAAAAGAAAAGTTTGAAACAAAATCTTCTATTGATACTACAAAAGAAGCTAAGGTGTTTGCAAAAGATTGCGAAAAAATAGCAGATGAATTTGCTATTGGATTTGCAGAGTGGATTAGAGTATGTAAGTTAAAAGGTAGACCTTATGATTTTGAAAATATAAAAGAACTATTAGAAATTTATAAAGAAGAAAAAGGATTATAAACAAGTATAGATTTTATTTATTTTTAAATTGAATAATCAAATTTTCTTTCAAGATGGCAAACGGACACGGTGGCGCAAGACCAAACGCAGGGAATAAATCAAAACAAGACTTTGAGAAAACTAATACTATTTTATTAGCAGCTATTAAACAATTAAAGAATGTTGAAACAGATGCAGAAGCAAGAATAGAATTAGCAAAAGAATTATATAGTTCACAAAGAGGTCAACTGTTTATTGCAGAACATTTATTTGGTAAGCCAAAAGAAACTATTGAAGCCACACACAACATAAATGATTTTAATATAAAAGACATATTTAAAATTGGAAATAAACCTGAATGAAAAGTATAACTTACTAGGTTCTGAAAGTAGATACTTTGTAATTACTGGTGGAAGGGGTTCAGGGAAATCATATTCTTTGAACTCTTTTCTATTGCTATTAACTTATGAAGTAGGACACGTTATATTATTTACACGTTATACATTAACTTCTGCAAACGTATCTATCATTCCTGAATTTATAGATAAAATAGAATCAGCTGATTTAACGAATGATTTTTATATAACTAAAGATGAAATAGTAAATTTAAGAACTGGCTCTAAAATACTATTCAAAGGTATTAAAACAAGTAGCGGAACACAAACTGCTAACTTGAAATCATTAGCTGGAGTTACAACTTGGGTATTGGATGAAGCAGAAGAACTTACAGATGAAGAAACATTTGAAAAGATTGACTTTAGCATTAGAACAAAAGGCATTCAGAATAGAGTTTTATTAGTATTGAATCCAGCAACAAAAGAGCATTTTATTTATAAAAAGTTTTTTGAAGACAAAGGAATACAAGCGGGAAGTAATTTAATAAAAGGCGATACAACATACATTCACACAACGTACTTAGATAACATTGAAAACCTTTCAGAATCTTTTATAAATCAAATAGAGAATATAAAAGAAAGAAGACCTGAAAAATATAAACATCAAATACTCGGTGGATGGTTAGATAAAGCAGAGGGAGTTATATTTACGAACTGGACTATTGGCGAATATAAACAAGTAGGCAAATCTGTATTCGGTCAAGATTTTGGTTTTAGTAATGACCCAACAACATTAGTAGAATGCAATATAGACGTTTCTAATAAACGAATTTATATTAACGAAAGGTTTTCATTACCTGCATTAACAACGTCTCAAATACATTCTTTAAATAAGCAACACGCAAACGATGCTTTAATAGTTGCTGATTCAGCCGAACCTAGATTGATTAGCGAACTGCAAACTTTAGGATTGAATATAGTTCCAGCGATTAAAGGTCAAGGTTCTGTAACTTATGGAATATCTTTGCTGCTAGATTATGATTTGATTGTATCACCTGAATCAATTAATTTGATAAAGGAATTAAACAACTACTGTTGGTTAGAAAAGAAAAGCAATACACCAATAGATAACCATAATCATTTAATTGATGCGTTACGTTATGCAGTAGGATACCAATTAGAAAACCCTAATAAAGGAACTTATTTTATATACTAATGACATACGGAGAAATTATAGCTACAATACAATGCTACATACATCACACAAAAGGTGTTGAAGTAGATATAGCATTACCAGCTAATATAGGTCAAATTAAAAAGATGAAGACAATGTATGCAATAGCAAACGAGTATTTGAAATGTTAAAGTTTTGTTAAAATTGTAAATTTGTTTTTTAGTTAATAAAATGTTTATATATTTGTACAAGTTAAAACAAACAAAAAAACAGAAATTATGACAACTCTAAAAGAACAATACGCAAACCAAGCATTAATCTATAATAGAAATTTAAAAGCTATTAAAAGACAATTAAATTCAAAACAATTAATTGATTTAAAAAAATTATATAATTGTTCAGAAGACAGTCAATTAGCAAAAGTAACAATGTTAAGAGGTATTCAACTTTAATACAAATGGAAAAACAAATACTTAAAGGCAGAAATAACACCTTATGGATAAAGCAAGGTGCTAACTATATCAAAGGAAAACAAATAGACAATTCAATACTAGATGTAATACCTGACTATCAAATTGTAAAAGAATATACAGTTGAAGGATGGTATAGATTTAATGACGAAAAAGATTTTATTACGCAGACCATACACGCAACAACACCTGCAAGAGCTGAAAAGTTATTTAGAAGTAAATACAAACGTACTTTTTTTAAAATAGACATAGATTTACTTTAATACCTTTTTTGCCCTACCTAAATTAGCTAAGCTGTGTAAAGCGTCAGAACTTATAATCTGTTAGAAGCTAAGAATTAAGACTTACAGAAATGTAGGTCTTTTTTTGTATAATACAATATTGACTTTATTTTATTATTAATAAAAAATATAATATGAATTTAAGTATTTCAATTCCTACTTCACTAAACGAAATAACCCTAGAGCAGTATCAACGATTTTTAAGTATCTCAAAAGATAATCAAGATACTATGTTTTTAAACCATAAAATGATTGAAATATTTTGTGGTGTATCTTTGCTGGAAGTATCACTAATGAAAATGAAAGATATAAGCGATATATTAGCAAGACTTGAAGAAACATTTAAAACTAATACAGATAAACTAATCAGGACGTTTAAACACAATGGCGTTGAGTATGGATTCATTCCTAATTTAGATGAAATAACTTTAGGTGAATATACAGACTTGGATAATTATATATCTGACTGGGATAATATGCATAAAGCAATGGCAGTACTTTATAGACCTATAACCAAAAAATTACTAGATAACTATTCAATTAAAGAATATAACGGTTCACACGAATATAGCGAAAAAATGAAGTCAATGCCTTTAGATGTAGCTTTGTCTTCAACTGTTTTTTTTTTGCATTTACTAAGCGAATTACTGAAATATACAGCGAACTATTTGGAGACGGACAGACAGATTCAGCGTTTACTAGGGAAGCACAATTCGGAGTTAAGTGGGGATGGTATTCTAGCTATTACGCACTTGCTAAAGGAAACGTCCTTGAGTTTGAAAATGTATCAAAATTAAGATTAACATCAGCGTTTACTTATTTAACATTTGAAAAAGAAAAACTTGAAATAGAAAGAATAAAATAATGAGAACATACTACAAAGTTACTGAAGCAATAAAAGAATCACTACTTACTGATGGTATAATTAATAACGTATCTACTGGTGATTTGTTTAATATAGATTTAAACAAGGTAACCATATTTCCTTTGGCTCACGTTATAGTTAATACAGTAGCAGAATCAGCAACTGGTAACACAAATATTTTTAATATATCTGTATTGCTTATGGATGTTTGCGATATATCACCAAAAGAATCAACTGACTTATGGCTAGATAATGACAATGAGCAGGATATATTTAATACTCAATTAGAACTAGGAAAAAGATTTGTAGAATCAATGCGTAGAGGTGATTTATACAACAATGGTTACCAGTTAAATGGTGGGGCAAACTATGAAGCATTTGCTGATAGATTTGAAAACAAGTTAGTAGGTTGGACTATTACTTTTAATTTAGAAACTCCTAATGATACAACTATTTGCTAATGCGTGAAATAGAAAAAACAAGATTGACTTTAGAAAAGTATAGAGATTACGTTATACAACAAAGTAGAAGTAATTTAACTAAAGGTGGAAAGAACGACACTAAGAGTTTATACAATGAAATTAAAGGTGATGTATTTGTAGGTGCTAACAGTATAGGTTTAAACTTTAGTATGCCAATGTACGGACAATTTCAAGACAAAGGTGTAAAAGGTGCAGACCCATCACAAGTATCTAAGAACGCAAAGATAAAAGGTCAACAAGCACCGAATAGTCCGTTTAGTTTTAAAGGTAAAAGACCACCGAGTAAACCGCTGGAGTTATGGGCTAAAAGAAAGAATATAAGACTAAGAGACGATAAAGGAAAATTTAAAGAAGGTAGTTATAAAACAATCGGAATTATAATAGCTAAAAATGTTTGGGCTAGAGGTTTAAAACCTAGTTTGTTTTTTACGACACCATTTGAGGCGGGATATAAAAAATACATAGATACAGAATTAATAGAAGCATTTGGTTTAGATGTAGAAAAATTAATGCAATCAAGTTTAAAAGATATAAAATGAAAGTAATATTTGTACGAAGTCCTTATAAAATTTTAGTTGATGAACCTACACAAGTTTACACTAAATGCGTGATTGATATAATTGATTCTGCTGGAGTGTTACCAACTAAAACCGTAACACTTGAAAAGCAAATCCCGGATACAGTTAACCGAGATTGCTGGTTTAATATTTCGCCTTACATAAAAGATGAAATCGAGAACATCGCACCGAGTGCAATAACTCCAACAGATGAGGATTCAAATATGTGGCGCAAAGTTGAAGT